GCAGCGTGGATGGCGAAAAGCAAATCCACTTCAGAGGCGAGGAGATGATCGATGAGCCAGATGTAAAGGAAACGACTGAAAATGTTGACAAGCCAGCAGAAGATGTAAAGGAAAATCCAGCAACCGAAACGACAGAAGAATCCAGTAACGAAGCAAAGCAGGAGGAAGAGCCTGCAAAACCTGAAGATGAGAGTAAACCAGCTGAAGCTCCAGCTCCAGTGGACTACTCTAACTATAAAAACATGATTAAAGAGATGAAGGAGGAAAAATAATCATGCTTAAAAAATTAGAAGAAAAAAAGAACGACCTCATCACTCGTGCTGAAGAGATCGTCAACTCCGCAGAATCTGAGAAGCGTGAGCTTACCGAAGATGAAGCGGCTGAGCTTGCAGAAATCCGTGATGATGTCCGCAAGATCAAAGAACAGCTTGGTCTGGTCAAAGATGTGAAAGCTCTTGACTCAGAGAAAGCTCCAGCAAAAGTCGAAGTCGAAGAAGACGGTGACAAAGAAGTCGAAGTCAAAGAGACTCGTGCTTTTGAGCAATATCTACGCAGCGAGATTATGAACACTCGTGATGACAACACTCCATTAACCAAAGGTGCTAACGGTGCTGTTGTTCCTACAACTATCGCTAAGAGAATCATCCGCAAATTGTATGACATCTCTCCAATTCTTGAGAAGTCCGCTAAATACAATGTAAAAGGCAATCTTCAGATTCCTTTCTACAGCGAAGATTCTACTGATTTCATCAATGTAGCATTCCAGGGTGCTGAGTTTTCTAAGCTATCTGCTAACTCTGGCAAATTCACCAGCATTAATCTTGGTGGCTATGTAGCAGGTGCTTTGGCACTTATCTCTCGCTCCCTTATCAACAATGCTGACTTTGATCTAGTCGGTTATGTAGTTGATCAGGTTGCTTACAGCATCAAGAGATTCATCGAGAATGTTCTTTTGAACGGTTCTGGTGCTATCTCTGGTCAGTCTGGCACTGTAGCTGGTCTTACTGGTGTAACTCTAACCACTAACACTGCTGCTGCAACTGCTATCACTGCTGATGAGCTTATCGATCTTCAAGACTCTGTTAAAGATATGTTCCAAGATGGTGCTATCTGGATCATGAGTCCAAAGACTCGTACTGCTATCCGCCAATTGAAAGACAAAATGGGTCGCTATCTCTTACAAGACGATATTTCCGCTCCATTTGGCAAAGTCCTTCTTGGCAAACCAGTATATGTCTCTGACAACATGCCAGAGATGGCTGAAGGCAATGTCGCTGTTTACTACGGCAACATGGCTGGTCTTGCAACTAAATTCTCTGAGAACATGGAGATCCAGGTTCTTCGTGAGAAGTACGCTGATCAACACGCTGATGGTGTAATCGGCTGGTTTGAATTCGATGCTAAGGTTCAGGATGCACAGCAAATTGCTAAACTCGTAATGGGTGGCGGCGATTCTGAATAGGAGGAGTTTAAATGCTAGTCAGAGCAAAAGTAAACTTCTCTGGTGCTATCTCGATGAGTGCTGGCGATGTGAAAGACATCAAGGATCAATACATTCTTAATGACTTAATCAGAGCTGGCTACATCGAGCCAGAAGCAAAAGAAGCAGAGATTGTGGAAAAGCCTGCGAAAAAGGAAGAACCTATCTCTGAAAAGCCTGTGGAAAAATCCAAGTCAAAAAAGACAAGGAAAAAAAGTAAATAAGGGGATGAAGGAAAATGAACGAAATCACAAAAGTCAGTCAAATTACCGCCAATGATCTTGCAGCTTATATCAGGCTCGATGAGGTCACGGCAGATGATACGAATACATTGAACAACCTTCTTGCGGTGGCTATATCATTCATTGTGAATTATACTGGCAGATCAGAAGAGGAGCTTGACAATTATTCAGACTTCGTGATTGTCGTTTTCATTCTCTGCCAGGACATGTGGGATAACCGCACTCTCTATGTGGACAAGACTAACTTAAACAAGGTGGTCGAGACCGTCTTGGGAATGCACTCGGTAAACCTACTATGATCAATGCAGGCAAGTACAATCGTAAGATAAGCATATACTCGGTGGAGATTGTGACCAATGCGAGAGGCTTTCAAACCGAGCAAAAGACTTTGATACTGAGTCCTTATGCAAGCGTAAAAACGACTAAAGGCTTTACGCTGATCGCTAACGACAGTGACTTCGAGAAGGCATTTACAAACTTCACGATCCGCTATCCGAAAACGACCATCACTAGAGATATGCTTATCGAATTCAGGGGGAAGACATACTCGATCAAATATCTAAACAATATTAACGAGGCAAATGTCGAGCTAGAGATTCAAGCTAAGGAGGTCACACACTAATGGCGAAATTCACAATGGAGCTTCCAACGGAGATCATGAAGGATTTCGAGAAAGTGTACAGCAACTCTGAGAAGATTCTCGGAGGAATGACTAAAGCAGGAGCAGAAGTAGCATACTCGAACATTAAGAGCAACATACCGACCAGCTTCAGAGGCAGTAATATCATGAACTGCATGAGGATCACAAAGGTGTTTAAGACTCCGACAGACGGTGGCATTAACACTCAGGTAGGGTTTTACGGCTATTTTGTAAATAAAGAAGGCAAAAGAGTCGCAGCTCCTCTGGTGGCTAATATGTTCGAATACGGCAGCTCCAAGCGGAAATATCCTAAACATCCTTTCTTGAGAAAGTCTTTTAGTAAAGGACAGATCGAGAAAGCAATGCTTGAAGCTCAAAAGAGATTAAGCGGAGGACTGCTAGAATGATAAATGAACTTATTGAAACAATTTTCGATGATTTCACGGTCGATGGTGTTGATATACCAGTCAAGTTTTTGCGGTATAACGGAAGCAAAACGACCTATATCACTTACATGCAGGTCAATGCTAATGATTCTTTTTCAGCTGATGATCAACTAATCAACTACATGGAGTATTACGACTTCGATATTTACTCGAAGGGCGATTATACCAATATAGCTGAGGCAGTGAAGCAGAAGCTTGAGGAGAATAATTTCAGATGGAGACCAAGCTGGTCATCTGCGGATATGTTTGAAGATGACACTGGTTACTATCACAAAACATTAAATTTTGCTATAGAAAGGAGCAATTAAATGGCAAAAATTGGTTTAACTAATTTCCGTTACTCAGTCTTAACTGAAGCTGCAGACGGAACTCCAAGCTATGATGGAGCAAAGACTCCAGCTAAAGCAGTCAGCTGTTCTGTTAGTGTCGATAATAACGATGCTAAGCTCTACGCTGATGATACACTCGCAGAAAGCGATACTTCCTTTGCTGGCGGTACTGTCACTATGGGCATCGATGAAGATGACCTAACCACTATGGCAGCTCTTCTTGGTCACACCATCACTGACGGTGAAATGGTTCGTAGTGCAGACGATGCTGCACCATATGTCGGTCTTGGTCGTATTGTGACTAAGATGGTAGGCGGTGCTTACAAGTACAAAGTAGAGTTTATCTACAAAGTCAAATTCTCTGAGCCATCTCAGGAAGATACCACTAAAGGTGAATCTGTTGAATTCGGTACAACCGAGATCGAAGGTGTTCTTGCAGCTCTTGCAAATGGTGAATGGTCGAAAGCTAAGACCTTTGACACCAAAGCAGCTGCTGTGACCTATCTTGAAGGTCTCATGGGTGGAGCTGAAAGCGAATAATAGGCAAGGCGGAGCAATCCGCCTGCTTATCTTGAATTAATAAAAGCATTTAATACATAGGAGCTAGATGAGATGAAAGATATTAGTAAAACGCTCGAATATAAAGGCAAAGAGTACAAGCTTGTTTTCAACCTAAATGTCATGGAAGCGATCCAAGAGGAATATGGCACTATTGACAAGTGGGCAGAGCTTACAGATGGCGGCAAGAATGGAGAGCCAAACGCAAAAGCCGTAATCTTTGGCTTTACCCAGATGATCAATGAGGGGATTGACATTAACAACGAAGAGAAGGGAACGAAAGAAGCAGCTCTTTCTCTTAAGCAAGTTGGTCGCATGCTGACAACTATTGGAATGGATGCAGCAGCTCAAACTATGCAGGAAACTGTTATAGACAGCACTAAGGGAGATGACTCAAAAAACGGGTAATTCCTGATGAGGTAGATCCAGTTATCGACTTTACATATTTCTATTTCATTGGGAAAGCTAAATTAAATTTATCCGTCAAAGAGATCGGTCATATGACACTGACTCTCTTTAACAAACTATACAAACAGTACAAAGACAACTTTGATATGGAGATGAGGCTTACAAAAGCTGGCATGACATACGAAGAAGCAGGAATAAAAGCACAAGAAAACGAAGAATGGTTACATTAATGGAGGTGAAATAAAATGGCAGGTTTCGGTGGTTCAGTCAAGCTGACTGGCGAGAGCGAATATCGCAAAGCATTATCTCAGATTACACAGAGTTTGAGAGTTGTTAGCTCTGAAATGAAATCTGTGTCTAGTGCTTATAACACAAATGATGCAGATACGAAGGCTCTTGCAAACCAGTCAAAGCAGTTGTCTACTGCTCTGAGCCAACAGAAGACTGCTCTCCAGAATCTTAAGTCTCAGCTTACCTCAATGGAGGCTGAGTACAAGAAAACTGAGACTACTCACAAAAATCTTGTCGCTGAATACGACAGAGAAAAAGCCAAATTAGCGGAGATCGGAAAAACTCTCGGCACATCTTCTCAAGAATACAAGAATCAGCAAAAAGTAGTCCAGGAACTTGAGACTAAAGTCCAGCAAAGCTCCAAAGCTTACGATTCACAAACAAAAGCACTAAACAATATGCGGATTCAGACGGCTAATGCCGAAACGACCGTAAACAATACAGCAAAAGCTTTGGACAACTTGGGCAAAGAGGCTGAGGATGCTGGAGCAGCTACAGCAAAAGTAGGAGACGGATTTACGGTCTTTAAGGGAATTGTAGCAGATCTTGCAAGCTCAGCTATTCAAAAGGCAGTAGAAGGCTTAAAACGGCTTGGTAGTGCCATTATTGATGTTGGTAAGCAAGCAGTCAAAAGCCAAGCGGATTATGAGCAGCTGGTCGGTGGTGTCGAAACTCTTTTCAAAGACAGTGCAAAAGAAGTGCAAAGCTATGCGAACATCGCATATAAGACCGCTGGACTTTCTGCCAACCAGTACATGGAGACCGTGACAAGCTTCTCGGCATCTCTCTTGCAGGGCTTAAACGGTGACACAGCTAAAGCAGCTAAGATCGCTGATATGGCGATTATAGACATGTCTGACAACGCTAACAAGATGGGTACAAGCATGGAGATGATCCAGAATGCCTATCAGGGCTTTGCAAAAGACAATTATACCATGCTCGATAACCTTAAACTGGGGTATGGAGGTACTCAATCAGAGATGGCTCGCTTAGTCAACGAAAGCGGAGTCATGGGTAAAGCTTTCAAAGCTACGGCTGAAAATGTTAAAGATATTCCGTTTGACAAGCTCATTGAGGCAATTCATAAAACTCAAGAAAACATGGGCATCACTGGTACGACTGCTCTCGAAGCAAGCGAAACTATCTCTGGCTCGGTGTCCTCGATGAAGTCCGCATGGCAAAATCTTCTCACTGGCATAGCTAACAGCCAGCTTGACAGAGGTCAACTTGTCAAAAATTTCACGGAATCCGTTAAAACGGTTGCCAAAAACCTCATCCCAACAATTAAGCAGACGATCAAAGGGCTTGTTGAAACTGCCGAGGATCTTCTTAACACTCTCATGGGCGAAGACATGTTCCACTTCGATGGCGATGCCTTTGTACAAGGAATAGAAGACGCAATTAAAAGAGTGATCCAAGTTTTTAAATGGTTTATTGATAACAGAGATCTTGTTATTGCTGCAATTAAAGGTATTCTAGCAGCTTTTGTAGCGGCCAAAGTTGCTTCATTTGTGTCTAACATTGTTGGTGCAGTCAGTGCATTAAAAACAATGGTCACTGCTGCTAACGGTGTAGGTGCTGCAATGTCGGCATTAAGTGCTACTATGGCAGCTAATCCTTTTGCGTTGATCGCTGGTCTAGTAGTAGGTCTTGGTGTAGCACTGGTATCTCTTGCATCGAGTGCAAACGATGCCAATAAAAACATGTCAGACACAGACAAGCTTCTCAAAGAAACTGGCGAATCATTAAAAGAGAATAAAAAGTCCTGGGATGAGCTTATTGCGACAAGAAATGAAAGTTTGAGCCAGGGATCAGCGGAGATGAATCATTATCAAGCTCTTGCAAATGAACTTGATCAGATTGTTGATGCAAACGGAAGAGTTAAAGATGGCTATCAGGAACGAGCTTCTTTCATTGCTTCGCAATTATCAGAGGCTCTTGGTGTAGAAATCAAGATGAATGATGGTGTCATTTCTGGCTATGACAAGATCAAACAGAGCATTAATGATGTTATCCAGCAGAAAAAGGCGAAAATCGTCCTGGATGCACAAGAGGCACTGTATACTGAGGCTCTACAGAAACAAGGAGAGGTCTTGCAGAATATTGCCAAGCTCTCAGGGGAGGCACAGAAGGCAAATGCAGAAATGTATGAGTATTGGCAGCAATATAATACAGCAATACAATCTGGAGATGCAGATGAAGCACAAATATACTACCAGAAGTGGGAGCGTGCAAGGAACAACACGGAGAATCTGACTGGTCAGCTAAACGCTCAGAAGGAAATGTATGGGCAGTACGCTTTCAATATTAGCCAATATGAAGACAACATGGCTAAATTTACGGCTGGCAAATATGGCGAAATGTCTCAAGTCCTTCTTGACTATACTGGAGAATACAAATCTACAGAAGAGGCAGTCAAAGAGAGCCTGCAAAACCAAATCACAGAGCAAGAGACAAGGCTTTCCGAGCTTAACGAGCTTTATAAGCAAAAAGGCGGAGAAAGATACGAAAATCAGATCAAAGAAGCAGAAAATACGCTCGAAAGTCTCCGCAACCAGATGAAGCAGTACAATTCTGCCACTGAAACAGGTCTACAAGAGACTAACCAAATCTGGGGTACAAATCTTGCCAGACAACTTTCGCAAATAACGGGCAAAAATCACGAATTCAAGATGGATGGTGAAGGCAATGTCCAGGAGTATGTTGATGGCATTGCACAAGGCGAGCCTAAATCGACAGAAGAAATGCGAAGGGTTGTTGAAAATGCAATCAATGAAGCAAAGAAAAATCAACATCAGCAAGAAGCAAAGGTCGCAGGTGAAAATGTCATTGAAGGTGTTAATAATGGTGTTAGAAATCAAAATAAACAAAGCTCGGTCTTCAGTGCAATCGGTTCTTTTGCTAGTAGGCTTTTGAACAAGCTCCGAAGTGCCTTATCTGAGCATTCTCCATCGAAGGCAACACAAGAAATGGGTGCATATTTGCTTGAAGGTCTTGGCATTGGCATTGAGGATGAAGAAGACGGCATTTTAAACCAGGTCTCAAGCTTTGGCAAAGAGGTCATTAACGCTCTTAATGGCTCACTTGAAGATGGTGTATCAGTAAACGCTATGCAAGGGCTCAAAGCTGCCGTTCCAACCAATTTAAGCTCAACTGTGAACGGATCAAGCATTGCTGGAGAAGCTCAAATAGCAAATAACAACATGGTGAGCCAGTTTAAGCAGGCTTTGAGCGAGATGAAGATCGAGATGGATGATCAAGAAATGGGTCGATTTATTGATAAGACTGTCACAAATGTGTTGTATAATTAAAAGGAGGGAAAATGATGAGAAGCACAATCACACTAAACGGAATAGAGAGCAGCGAAATCGAAGGGCTTTTGATCCAAAGCCTCCCTCCGATCTCTAAGCCTTTGATGCGAACTCAAATAGAAGAAATTGATGGTCGAGATGGGGATATTGTAACCAATCTCGGCTTTTCTGCATATACGAAAGAAATTACAATCGGCTTGTATGGTGATTTCGACATCGATGAGGTCATCTCTTACTTTAACAGCGAGGGAACTGTTATATTTTCAAACGAGCCAGACAAATACTACTACTATCAGATCATTGAACAAATTGACTTCGATCGTTTGATCAGATTCCGCACTGCTACAGTAGCTTTTCATATACAGCCTTTCAAATATGCTGTTGATCAGAAAGCCAAAGCCTTGAGCCTGGATCTCCTTCCTATTCCTAACTTTACTAAGACTACAAATGGAATTACTCTTACATCTCAAAAAGGATCAATCACTATCACTGGCACTGGCTCGGCTGCCACTGAGTTTTATGTGCCGATTTCAAGCTTAACCGTGCCAGCAGGTAACTTCACGCTTTCAGTCACTGGCAATGGTGCTGGCTGCTCTGCTGTATCTGTCAGACTTATTAAATCTACTCCATCTAATGCAGACAGCTTTGGTGGAAATTATATCACTCTGGAGGATGGCGAATCGGTCACAATCTCAGACGAACTTGAAGAAGCTAATACATACAACTATCTCTGGTTTTACATTGCAGCTGGAACAGAGCTTCAAGTATTCTTGACCGCTCAATTAGAAAACGATGATGCAAACAGCATGACGATCCGAAACAGCGGGAACATCTACTCCAAGCCTCAGCTCACGATGGCTGGAGTCGGCACGGTCAATCTGAGCCTCAATGGGAATCAGCTTTTCGTAATTAACTTCGGATCAGCTCTCTCTACAATCACAATCGACACAAATGCGATGGAAGCCTATGGAGATACTCCAGAGACACTGATGAACAGGTCTGTTGATGGTGATTATAACAATTTCAAGCTGAATGTCGGATCAAATACAATTTCATGGAGTGGAAATCTAGCAAGCATATCATTAAATAATTATTCAAGGTGGATATAAAGGAGGTTCACAATGGCATCAAAGAACGAAACTAACATGACAATGACCAGAGGCGATACTCTTGCTTTTGCGGTGGAAATTGAAGGCTTGGAAGGACAAGAACTCGACACTGTCAAATTTAGCTGCAAGGCTGATCCAGATGATGAAGAGTATGTCTTTCAGAAGACGCTCGAAGACGGTATCTCAAAGGTCTCAGCAGGCAAGTACAGAGTAAGAGTCGCTCCAGAAGATACAAAAGATGCAGAACTCGGCAAATACTTCTATGATCTTCAAATTGGCATTAACTCCGACATATACACAATCATGAAAGGTAAGCTCGAACTTACTTGGGAAGCAACAAAGGAGGATTAACGATGCAGGAGCAAACTTACAGAGTAAAAGTCGAATTAGATAATCCAGTCGATGGTGTCAAAGTCTTGATGCTTAAAGGCGAAAAGGGTGATAAAGGCGATATTGGGGAATCGACCAATATTACGATCGGAACTGTCACAAAAGGTGAAGAAGCTTCTGCTACTATGACTGGTCAATCTCCTCACCAAATCTTAAACTTGGTGCTTCCTAAAGGTGATCGAGGTGAGCAAGGGATTCAAGGTGTCCAGGGAATTCAAGGTGTGCCTGGTAAAGACTTCTCGATCACGAAGACCTATGCCACTATTGCTGCTATGGAAGCAGATAAAGACAATATTGACGAGGGTGACTTCGTTATGATCGCCTCTACTCCTGAAGATCCTGACAACTCGAAGCTATATGTTAAGGGTGCATCTGACTTCTCATACATAGCTGATCTCTCTGGCTCTCAGGGTATGAAAGGCGAGAAAGGCGAGCAGGGTGTCCAGGGTGAGCAAGGCATCCAGGGGATTCAAGGTGAGAAAGGTGAGAAAGGTGATACTGGTGAAAAGGGCGAAGACGGAATCGGAGAAGTTTTACCAGTAGGAAGCGAAATCGAATTTGATGGTTCGACTGTACCTACTGGCTGGCAAGAAATTAACCCAATAGAAGAAATAGATTTAAGCGACTATATTACTATATCGACAGCTGGTGTTACTCGTGCCAAGCTAGTTAAATATGGAAAGGTGTGTTTCGTTAATATTGCGTTTAGCCCGAGTAGTAATCTGACCAATCAGGTAATTGTACGAATACCTACTAGCTTAGGGATAGTTCCTTTATTCAACAGCGAATTGGTTTGTACGGTTGAGAACGATATTAGAAGAGGGGTGATGGGAACTGACTCTGGAGGCACGACCATCAGCGTAGGCGAGCACACAGCATCAGCAAATAAATTTGTTAGAGTCTTTGGCACTATAATTGTAAGCTAGTTAAAGGAGAATAGATATGAGAATCAAGAAAGTAAGTCAAACAACACCAACAGCCGCTCAGGTAGTGAACGGTTATAGTACTTCTACGGCTGACGCTTATAGTGCAGCATACACAAATTCCAATTTTATTAACTCTAGTATTCTTACCTCAATACCTTACACACAAGCTATTATGTCGACCTCAACAGCTGGCTTTAAAATTACTTTTACAGCTACGACTTCGGCAAGATGTATATTTCAAATATACGAATCCACAAACGCAGGAAATATTCGAGCGTATTTATTATATGTGAGTTTTAATTCCTCATATGATTTAACCGTCAGTAAAGTAGAGGCACTTGTCGGTACAGCCCCAACAATATCACGAAGCGGCAATGTTGTTACAATTCCAACAGAAACAGCGTATTCTATGGTTCAGATTTATGGCTCAAGGTTTCCTTGGCTTAGTTATACAATCGAGAGAGCTTCATAATTAAATATAAGGAGGCATGACAAATGATCAAACTTTTCGGACAAACAGATACAGACTTCACCAGCAATGGCGATGTAGTGATTGTGCCGCTCCGAGCCGTAGTCCACAAGGAAGACAATGGTGATTACTACCTCGATTTGACAACCTCTCTCAAATATGTTAATGACCTTACTGAAGGTCGCATTCTTCTTGTACCGACTCCTCAAGGAGAACAAGCTTTTCGTGTTGGGAATGTCCAGAAGACGAAAAACAAGATCATTACAAAGTGCTGGCATGTCTTCTTTGATTCTAAGAATTATCTCATCGATGATAGTTATGTCGTTGAGAAGACTTGTAACGATGCTCTTGATCATTTAAACAACGCTACAGAGCCTCAAAGCGAGTTTACAACGCTTTCGGATGTCCAGACGGTTAATTCCTTCAGATGCGTCAGAAAATCGCTTTACGAGGCTATACAGACCGTTATAGAGCGATGGGGTGGGCATCTAGTCCGAGACAACTTTAACATTCAGATTCGCCAGTCAATCGGTCAGGATAATGGTGTTGTAGTTAGATATGCGAAAAACCTCAAAGAGATTACTTGCGATGAAAACTGGGATAATGTTGTCACTCAGCTAATGCCAGTCGGTCAAGATGGGCTGCTTCTGGAAGACAATTATGTATACAGTGATATTACTTATGATCTTCCTTATACCAAAACTGTCTCATTCGAGCAGAATATTGATCAAGATAATTATAAAGATGCATCAGGGAATCTCGATGAAGAGGCTTATACAGAAGCACTAAGAGCCGATCTCTTTGCTCAAGCTCAAGCATATGTCCAAGCTAACAGCGTTCCACAGGTCAACTACACACTCCAGGCAAACCTTGAGAAGATCACGGATATTGGAGATACTGTAGTCGTAAAAGACGAGCGGCTTGGGATTGATATTACTACCAATGTCATTTCTTTCGATTATGATGTCATTCTTGACAAATATATTCAAATTGAATTCGGCAATTTCAAGAAAACTTTGTCTAATTTAATGTCGAATATCTCACAGCAAACAGATACAGCAATTCAAGAGGCTTCAACAAATATGCATGTCACGCTGAAAAATGAACTCCAGCAGGCAACTAACCAGATTTGGGGAGCATTAGGGAACAGCTATGTTATTTATGAGGGAGACAAGATCCTGGTTGTAGATTCTCTACCAAAAGAGACCGCAACTAATGTTATTATGATCAATAATGGAGGAATCGGCTTCTCCAATACTGGCATTAACGGTACATTTAACTCTGCTTGGACAATCGACAATGTATTTAATGCGGAGCAAATTAATGTGATCAACTTTACAGCTGATTTGATCAAAGGCGGCACTCTGAAGCTCGGATCAGCTCTTAATCAAGCAGGCATTTTGGAGATTTATGACGAAGCAAACACTCTCATCGGACAAATGGATAAGAATGGTCTTAAAATGTACGGTGCTGATGGCGGTTATGTTCTTATGAATGAAGAGGTCGGCTTTGCTGGCTATGATCGCAACGATGAAAAGATTTACTGGGTATCCGAAGATGAATTTCACATGAAGAAGTCGGTGGTCGAGGAGGAGATCACGCTTTGTAATAAGCTTAGATTTATTCCGATAACGATTACGGGTGATAATAATAAAATTTTAAATGATGGCATCGGCTTGGTGTCTGTAGGAGGTGATTAAACATGGCAAACAATGGTTCGTTTAATACTGGCGGTTACGAAGGTCGTTGCTTAAACTTTTCCTGGAATCTTGCTGGTCAAGATGTTGCAAACAATACATCGACAATCAACTGGACTCTAAGAGGTGCAGGTGGAAGCAGCTCATACTGGTATATGGCAGGCAATTTCAAGGTTATTATTGACGGTGTACAGCGTTATTTCTCAGCTAACCGTATTCAGCTATGGAATGGCACTGTTGTTGCTTCTGGACAAGTCACTTTGAGCCATGACGGTGCTGGCAACAGATCATTTGGTGCTTATGCCGAGGCAGGTATTTACACTTATGCTGTGAACTGCTCAGGTAGTGGTAGCTGGTCTTTGCCGCAGATCCCTCGAAATTCAAGCGGTTCTTTCAGCTCTAACAGATACACGATCGGTGACACAATCAGGATCAATTTTAGACGCTCAAGCGGTGCATTTACTGAGGACGGCTGGCTGCAATTCCCTGACAGACCTGGGTGGGTATATGATGGCGAAAAATACTTTGCTGGTGCTGGAGATTACTGGAGCTGGACACCAAGTGCCGCAGAAATTGACGCACTCTATAGAAGGATTCCAAATTCACAATCAGCAGTTATGTGGGCTGACTGTAAAACCTTTTATAATGGCAGAGAGATTGGCACTTTCTCTGTTGGTGAAGCTACAATGTCAGTCAATGCTTCGATTTGTAAACCAACATTTAATGCTTCTTACAAAGACACTAACTCTGCTACTGTTGAAATCACTGGCAACAACCAGAAGATCATTAGAAATCAAAGTAGACTTCAAATTAATGTTACAAACCTCAGTGCTAAAAAGTATGCAACTATAAAAACGGTGAAATGTACATTTAACGGAACTACACAAACTGGCACGATCTCTGGATCATCTTGTACTTTCACTCTGGGTACGGTGAATGTATCACGCAACACGACCGCTACTATCACGGTTACTGACAGCCGTGGGTTATCCACAAGCCAAAACCTGACGATTCAAGTGCTGGACTGGTCTTTGCCAACAGCAATTATCTCCTCTGTGAGACAGAATCATTATTATACACCGACCACTTTGACTGTCGATGCTAACTATGCTTCTCTCGATGGGAAAAACGAGGTAGATATTAAATACAGATACGAACCAGTTGCAGAGCAATATTACACAAACTTTTACAACTACGCTGGCTCTTTCTATCCCCATCCAAACTCGCCACCAAGTGCTATTAATGTCAAGCTAAATAGTGACGGATCATTGACAGCTTATGGTAGTTATCAAACAGCGACTCCTCCTCTCGTAATTGCCGCAGAAGAGGATTTGACTGACACACTGGAGGATGGTGAGTCCTACATACTATCGCAGACCACTGCTAACGCTCGTTTTTTCATAAAAGTTGTTGGTAGAAATTCTCAGAGCGGTGCTTATCAATCTTGGAGCTGTCAAACAGAAAACTTGGTGACTTTTGCCGTTGACAAATCCACATACGATGTATGGAATGTTTATATTTATATTGATCTGATAGATAGCGGTCTCGGTAGTTATGACTATTTTAGCTACACAGAGTCTTTCTCTCTTGCAAAAGAAGGCGGTGGCACTTGGTCGAGCTGGAACACTATTGAAGACAATGTTCCAGAAGTAGTTAATCTCGACAACCAATATGAATGGGATCTCCAGGTAAGAGTATCTGACAAATTAGGCACTGCTGTGTACAATTACACTGTGCCAAGAGGCATGCCGATCATCTACTTTGACCGTATTTTATCATCAGTGGGTATTAACTGCTTCCCACAGTTTGAGGGCAGTCTTGAAGTTAATGGTACTAAAGTAGAACGCAGCATGATCACGAAAAGCCTTGCAGCGGATGCTACTAACTTAACTACAAATACTTATCGTGTGTTGGATTTGACTAATACTACAACAGCTGGAACGCAGCTGATTCCAGTTGCTCAAGGTGGGATTAAAATTGGTAAAGGGGTCAACAAGGTGCAGGTCTCTGGCAGGATGTCGATAGAAGGATCTAGCTCGACAGATAGGAGATACATAAGAATTGTTTTGAATAACTCAACCAGCAGCAGCGGAAATCTAGCTTGGGCATCTCAGACCGTGACAGTCGGCACAATTGAGACAATATCAATCACTCCAATCCTGGTCGATGTAAAGGAAGGTGATGTTATTAACTTATATTATTGGACACCAAAATCATCAGACACGATCAAAGGTGGAGCTGGCTCATTAACAGCTTTAACGGTAGAAGTGGTTGAATAATATGATATAATTAGGAGGAATATGGATGGCGATATATTAGGACAATTATTTCAATACGGAGGCACGATCATAATGGCTGCTCTCTTCGTATATGTTTTCTTCCAGGATCGGACGAAGAATACGAAGCTGCTTGAGGATAATGCTAAAATGCTTGATACTCTTTCAAAAAGTAATGATAACATTGCAAGGTCGCTTGATCTCATTCAAACTAACTTACTTACAATGGATCAGAAGATCGACCGCAACTATGAGGCTAAGAGTAGCAAAAAATAGATGGTAAATATACCGTCTTTTTGTTTTTTGTCTAATGTCGCACAATGCACGAACTGAAATTATACTGAAATAATGCTAAAATTTAAGCATATGCTATAATTAAATTGCGGAGTACATAGAACAAAAAGTTTTTACTTTAACCATAAACACTCCAAGGTTAATTGGTATAATTAACAGAATATATCTTGTGAAAAAAGCCAGTCAGCCGCAAACTGGCTTTTTTCTTGTGGAAAACTTCGTCAGAAAATTAGGAAAAAAGTCCTAAAAAGGTATTGACATATAGTGCTTATGGAATATAATGGAAGGCAGAAAGGAGGTAAATCATGAAGCGAGAAAAGTTGAGAGATTTTCGCTACAGTCAGGAGCTAACTCAAGTAGAGATGGCTGATAAGCTAGAGCTGAGCCTAAGCCACTACAAAGGCATTGAGAGCGGTAGGCAAGATCCATCAGTTAAGGTTCTGATGCGGTTTTACGAAATCTTCAAAAACGATTGCGATGACATCTTAGAATTGTTTATTCGCTAAATAAAAGGTAAATCATAAGGAGGAATATGGGAGGAACAAGATCAGGCGGTCTCAAAGCCGCACAAACTAACAAAGACAAACATGGCGATGATTTTTACAGCCGTATTGGTAAGATGGGCGGTAGAAACGGTCATACTGGTGGCTTTGCCGCAAATCCTGCACTAGCTCGCATCGCTGGTCGCAAGGGCGGTCTTCATAGACGAGGTGCTGGCTATCACAGACGCAATGTTGAAAAGGTATTTGAGAATGGCAAGGAAATCACTAAGATCCTAGTACATAAAATTCCAACTAAACCACAAGAGGTGATCGTCAATGTCAACAACTAAGGTAAAAAAGCTTTCAAAGGGTTACAGCTACAAATACAGCGATCTTTCGACCATCCATGATGAGCTTGAGAAGCAGGAGATCACTTACAGCCAGGAGATCAAGTATAACGCTGAAGCTCAGGCTGACTACATTTGGACTACTCTGGTCATCGAAGGCGAGAAACAAGAGCCGAAGTGTGGCTGCCGTGTGATTACTGGCAAGCTTTCTGGAGGCAATCCAGCTCAAGAGCAGGGAAGTGCTTTAACTTATGCGAGAAGGTACTCACTTCTAATGGCTCTAGGCTGGGCTACAGAAGACGATGACGCTGCGAGCGTCACTCCACATGTACCAGCACAGCCAGCTCACCAAGCTCAGCACTCTTATAGTCATCATGAAGGTCGCTTGGACTTTGATAAAGTGAAAGAAAGGCTGCAAGAGATAAACACTGTAGAAGAAGTGGATGAGGCTAAAGCAAAGGTTCTTGAGAAATATCCTAACATGACGGAAAAGCAAAGAAATGCTATCGGTCGCATCTTTGCAGATCGTAAAGATCAAATTGAATTCGGCAAACCAGAACACTGGCACGATGCCGAATAATAGCACGATATGTTTTAATTGGCAATCTTATAATTAGAGTTAAGGAGGAATAATGAATAAACAAAATTATTTAGTAATAATTATCTTAATCATAGCTGTGATCGTCTCGCTAGGATTTATGATTAGTCAAATACTCAAACCAGCTACTAAGAAATTAGAATTGTGTAATGATGGCTGGAGTTATCAAAACGAAGACGGCAAAATCTACGAGACTTATGTGCCAGAATTGGATACATGTAAAAAATAAAGGGGAAGGGAGGTAATATGAAAGTAAATACAATGGATATGAGAAGAAAGGTTCTGCGAGCAGTAGCCGCTCGTCCAAAAGCCGCTGAAGATGACAAGCTTCTTATCTCTTTAATCTGGATCGAGGAGGGATGGGATGACGGCTTAACCTTATACCAAAATCTTAAGCGTTTGTCAAGTCCTGAGACAATCAGGCGGACTCGCCAGAAACTTCAGCAAGAAGGACTGATCAAGCCTTCCGAAAAAGTAATAGATGAACGATACGAAGATTATAAGCAGGCTCGTTTAGCTTTGGAGGATGATTATGAAGCGTTTTAGGAAGAAGAATAGGGGAGAGTCAGACAAGGTCGAATCTCGATTCCAACAAG